CAATGATTGCGTCAGACCAAAATATATCGAGGCCGTCAACCTTATACCCCATTGCTAACATTCGGTCGGTCATACAAAATACTCCGTATGATTTTTCGTGGTTAATTACTTCTTCGTGCCCTCCCTCCATTACTACTATATAACCTAATTCTAGCACCTCCTTGAGTTCTTCCTCACTAGTAATTAGCGCCTCATTTAGTTCATCATTAAGTTCAAATAGTGGTACACTATTGGTTGCCCATAGAGCCAAGGCTAGGTCAGTTACGTTTACGAATGTGAATCCGTCTTCAGTTTTAATTATTCGATTTTCCATAGTTTCTAATTGTTTATTGATTAAAGTTCTAAAACAGCAAGTGAAACGTTACCCTCGCGGTCTATCCAGCCCTCCTTGATTAAGGCGTTGGCGGTTCGGCCGTAGGAGCCCTGAAGGCTCCAGGCCATACCGCTTCTGACTAAGTCAGCGAAGAGGCACACGACTTCTTGGTCGTTTAGTTCGCCTTGTTCGTAGGCGATGATGTTGTCGATTGATGATGTTTCGTTGTTCATATTAATTGTTTTTATTTGATTGGCTATGTAAAGGTGATAATTGATTTCGAGATATGCAAGAGAAAGTTATTAACAATTTGTTATTTAAGTTCCAACTCGTTATTACTTGGATTAAAGTACCTGACGGACGTTCCGTATTTTGATGGTGCTTGGATTAGGTACCGACCATCCTCGCACTTACTCACTTTGAAGTCGCTCATCCTTTGTTTAAAGAATCGCATAGTGTCCCTTGCAAAGTAGTAGGGCGCAGTTTCTGCTGTTAGTTTTTTGATTTCGCTAATTGTCATAGTTTCTATTGTTTATTTGTTATTGAATCGTGAACCAATCTTCGTCCATATTGAACTCATCGATTTGTGCTTGACTAACGAACGCTTCGCAGTACCAAGAGTATCCTCCGTCACTATCTATTGTCAGGTCTGCCGTTACGTTAGTACCTAACAAGGTCTCCCACTCACGGACGAAGTCGTTTACGTCCTCTTCGGTTCCGTCAAAGTATGTCCACACGCGGAGGTCATTTATCGTTTCCATAGTTTCTATTTATTTTCGGTTAGTACTTTGTGGGCTTCCTGTATCTGCTCACCGAGGTCAACGGATAGCATCTCAATGATGTCGAAGGCAATTAATTTGTTTCGCGTTTGGTCATCAGTTGCATTGACGAAGTCTCCAACAGCATTTAGGTACTCGGCGTATGCTCGTACCATATTGTTTAATTCAGTTTTCATAATTTCTATCTTTTTATTGGTTAGTAAGGCTGTAGAGTAGTGTAGCCGTAGGCTATAATCTTGCCTTGAGCAAGCAGGTCGCCAAGTTCCTTTGAGAACGCAGTCTCGCTTGGAGCCTTGTCAGATACAACGTCAAACGTTACCTCGGCAGTTACTCCCTTGTTGGCTGTCCTTGAAAAAAATGTATGGTTCATAGTCAATTGTTTTTTGGTTAAGACGCCCTTAGGCGTTTCGGCTACTGAAGCCTCGTCGGTTAACCTATTAATATTGTAATTAGTCTTCATAAATTAACAATGTACTATGCCTTACTACGGCCTCTGATTTCGGGAACATCTCATCAATGGAGCAAAAACTCTCCTCAAGGCACTCAATCATTAAACGAAGTTCGATGCGCTTTACTGCCTTTGCTTGGTCGACTGACTTGCACACGTAATATTTGCTAATTGACACAAAGTCGCTTTGGTCATAGTAAACTGCCTTTGCACTCTTCATTGAATTCAGCACGCCCTTAATGCTTTGGTCAAGGTACTCTTCACGATAGCAATTCTTCTTGATGAAGTCCTTAAGTGTGGCATCAGAAATGATTGACATTTTGTGGTTGTCAATGTTTTTTTCTACGAGGAAGTAAGTTTTCATAACAATTGTTTTTTTTGGTTAAGACCTACCGAAGTAGGTTTCGAGTATTGAACTCATCTTCAGTTAACCTTGATTTAAGATAATCGGTATTCATCCAATCTTCCCTCTTTGTGCATTTCACCCAACATCCATAAACAAGTAGATTTTGTAGGGAGCGTGTCCATCCACTCTCCATCGGGAGCAAACATATTCCACTCGCCCGTTGGAATACAATCATTGTTCAATCGTTCTTGAACTATAAAGGGCTGAAAACCATTGATGCTTACTTGGTAACGACCCGCACGAAGTTTGGTTGATTTGATTTCGTTATTCATAGTGTGGTAGATTAGTTGTTGTTACTTAATTACTCCGTTCGGTAGTTTTACCATCAAAGTTATATTTGACTCGTGGCAAAGATTTTCGTAATACGCTGATTCCGACCGATTATCGTTGACTATCGTTTCTATTCTGTATGACTCTAGAAACTTGTCTCTTTTGTCAGCCCCATTAGGAAAATAGGCCGCTATCATTACCTTGGGGTACATTTTTTGTTCTTCAATAGTTAGCATAAGATGGTAGATTAAATGATTGATGGTGTAAAGGTGATAACGACATTTGACATATGCAAGTTTTTAGGTGAAAGTTTTTTTGATTCACCCGTAACTTGCTGATAATCACCGACAAAAGTTTTAGTCTGATGGTTAGCGTAGGTGCATAACCCATAGCCTAGTGGGGTAAAGTGGGAGGTAGTGGGAGGTAAGGGAGTAGTTAGGGAGTAGTTAGGGAGGGGTGATTGTTCCACTCTTCTTTGGAAGAGCAAACCAAACCACAATGCCAACCGACAACCAAGAGCCTACAAGCCATAGGCATAAACGCAGTTAGTTACTCACCATAGCCGACCTACCAAAACGCCAAAAGCCTGCAATAGGAATCAGCGCACGCGAGGGGCATACCTGTGGGATTGCGTTTCCGTTTGCGCGTGCGTACGTTTATATATGTATATTATCCCCTAGATAATTATATCTAATTCTAGATAAATTACCCTCCCCAGATAATTATTTCTAACTCGAATGCTTCTGACGTCAACCCTTAGGTTGAGGAAGAAGCTGCATAAGTAAACCTATAGGCTGACTAATAGGAGTCTTAATAGCTGTTAAATTATCAGGTGTGAGGAGGTGGAGGGTCCCTAAGGACCCGTATACCTCCACTTGGGTAGCTTTATATGTACTAAAAACGAGAAAACAACAGCTATAATGAGGGTAGACCGAATAGACTATAGTTGTCGCGTATTCATTAGTAGCTGAGCGTCTTATCACTGATGAACGTGGGGTGTCTCTGCTTAGGCGACGACACCCTGTCTCTTGTTGGCTAAAGCGATTGTCTTTTAGATCGCTTTAAATTGTTTCCTTAGTACTATAGAGCCTTAAGCTATGCGAAGTTACAAATCACAGACGACATTAGCAAGTCCCTGAAGAAAAGATATAGTGTTTGTTATCAGTTAGTTATCTAATAGCCTACTAATTTAGTAGGTATTAATTCTGCTTACGGAGGGTATTTGGGGCCTATATGGTGTAAATAACAGCAATATATAAGGCTGTATCTTTGTCTTATGAAACTAAGTAACTACGTATCGCTAGCTGAGGTCACCAAGAGTGATACCGCAAAGCGCAAGGGTATCAGCAACGAGCCCACCCCAGAGCATCTAGAAAACCTAAAGACAATCTGTACTGAAGTCTTTGATAAGATCCGTGAGCACTTCGGTGTTCCTATCTATATCTCTTCGGGCTACAGATCTGAGGCTTTGAACAAGGCCATAGGGGGCAGCAAGAACTCGGACCATAATCTTGGTAGGGCCTTAGACCTAGACCAAGATAATAGGGGTAATGGTATTACTAATATGGAGGTGTTTGAGTTTATCAAGGACAACTTAGAGTTTGACCAGCTCATCTACGAGTTCGGCACCACTAAGAACCCTGACTGGGTTCACGTGGGATACCGCAAGGGGGAGAACAGGAAGCAGGTACTTGTGGCTTATAAGGAAGGCACCAAGACAAAATACAAGCCGTTTAAATAATATCTTTGTACCTATGAAAGCTAAGATGACTGTTTACAAGAATGGTGGCAAGACGCCAATCGTTCCAGACCCAAAGAAGAAGATGACCGATATGGAGATTGCCAAGGCAAACCGTATGGATATGTTAACCCAGGAGCGCAACACCATCCGTAAGTATGACCCCGCCGCATTGCCCGCCTTTGATCGTGGACTAAAGGAGCAAGGATTTATGGTAAAAAAGAAGCCAGCCGCTACTCCAGTCAAGAAAATGATGGGCGGCGGTAAGATGGATATGTACCTTAATGGCGGAAAGGTAGGGAACAAAGTCAAAAGACTTGAGAATCGCGAAGCCAACCTTGTAGCACGCGGCAGCAAAGCTGTAGACGAGGGTAGGGAGCGTAAGGCTGACCGACTTCTTGGAAAAGCAGCTCGCGTAGAGAACCGTGTAATAAAGGCCAAAGAATCCGCTCCCGTCAAGAAGATGGCCGGCGGTGGTAAAATGGACTACGGTATGGGAGGCAAAATGAAGAAGTACCTTATGGGAGGCCAAGTAAAGATTGACAAGAACAAGGACGGAAAGATTTCTGCCATTGACTTTAAGATGCTAAAGAAGAAGTAAACAGCTATGAAAGCCAAGAAGTACAACTACGGTGGTAAGATGAGTGATGAGTCCAGCGAGGAGATTGAGATCAAGTCAATGGATATGGCATCTGGGATGAAGCAGCTTGAAGCTGCTGTCAAAGCCTCAGGCAAGACTCCTACTCACTACAAGTTCAAGGCCTGTTTCTACGAAGAGAACGGTGAAGACTAAGAAGTACTACGACAGCAACCCTAAGGCTTACCAAAAGAAGAAGGAGTACGACACAGAGTATCACTCCACCGACGAGCGTAAGAAGTATCGGGCGGAGCTCAACAGAAAGAACCGCCAAGCTGGTAAGTACGGCAACGGAGATGGTCTAGACTACGACCATACCGAGCGTAGGTTTATATCAGCAGTAAAGAACAGATCTAAAAAGTAAACAACCCCCAATATGAAAAATACATTATTATCACTACTTGCTGTTTCAGCACTACTAAGTTGTTCAAGCGAAAAATCAAAAGACGCTAAAGCCCTTAAGGTCCACGAAGGCCTGTATGCCTTCTGTGGAGCATCGGGTGCGGAGCTGACCGGAAATCAAATTATGATTCAAGGTAAAGTGTTTGAAGAGGGCTGTTCTATCTGCCCAGTGTTAGACGGGCCTTCAATCTCCAACCTAGCTATGGATGGATTCAGCCCAAGCTGGGGCTATGAGTTTAATACAGATAGAAACTTTCAATACCCTAACAACGACGGAAGCAAAGTATGGGATGGTAAGTCAGTGTGGTCTCTGTACTGGTACTTCGACACCTCTAGCTTTATTCCTCAGTACAATCCAAAGACTCAGGATTGGGAGATGATGCACCCGGAGAATCGTTCGTTTATCGTTAACACAGACTACGCAGTAACAAGCGAGAGCAATATGTTCTGTATGCCCTGTGCGATTTTTGACACCACAGAAACAGGAATCGTTCTCGCCAAGTGCTACGGACCTATGAACGAAGCCGCTATTCCCTTGCGTAAGGCTATACCAGTAAAGAGTGGTATGAAGTCAATCACCGCAGCGATAGAAGGCAAGCCATACCCAGTGGGAACGCCCGTTCCCGTTATGGAGATGAGCAAGAAAGCACAGAAAAAAGCAAAACCATAATGAAGGCCAAGAAGAAAGACAGCCACGTAATGGTTCCAGCACCAGCGGGCCACCACTGGATGATGGAGAAAGGTCGTTACTATGTGATGGCTGACAAGGATGGGAAGTTTACCCCTCACGAAGGAGCTTCGAAGGAGGCAAAATTCCGGCTATACTCCGCCCATCAATCTTAGCCTGAGCTATAATCTTCTTGCCAAGGGGGGTATCCTCGTGGCCTTTTAGCTTTCTGCCCAAAAGAACTGTAGGAATGCCCTCTCCCCTATTGGGGATGGTCTTATTGACAGCTTTCTTGTCGTACTGAAGCTCCACAGTCTCTTTACCTGAGGCTATATCCCTCCACCTCTCTACAATCATACGCCCCTGCTGGGTTAGTGAGTACCTTTTACGGTAGTTCCACCTGTTCTCATCACGAAACCACATAGAGGTGTCCTTGTGGATGTCTATATCCTCCATAGAGAAGTAGTCGAACAGCAATTCCCGCTTCTTCATCCTAACAGTGAGCCAGTCTTTTGTCTGGTTGTAGGACTTCGACAGCTGTTGTCCCATCCACTCGATGGTAAAAAACTCTAGGTCGTAGGCAAATATAAGGAAGTCCACCTGTATTGGCAGGAGCTTATACTCCTGCTTCATAAACTTGTTGGCGTGCCAAACAAATTTGTATAGAGTAGGACCGCGATCGTCGCGGTAGGCAAAGTCCCTAAACTTTAGGTCTTCCTTTTTCTTGAACTTTTTAGCCAATGAAGTAAATTGTATCTTTGTAGCAAAAGTACGAAATATGGCAACACTTAGTGGACAAAAGGTAAAGAACGCATTTTCTTCGCTGCTAAAGCTGGCGACGAACACCGCTACCACCACCCTTAAGAACGTAGAGTCAGGAGACGGAGTGGCAACAGCACTTCAGATTGGAACCACCAAGGTCGGCGTCAACGGAATCCTAGAGTTTCCAACCGTTCCTGCCACAGGATCCACGGAGACATCAGCACTTTTCCTTAACGCATCCAACCAGGTAATAAAGCGCACCCTTAACGCTGCCGCCTTTTCGGGAGGCGCCGTTACAACGGCGACCCTACCCCTTGCCATCACTAGCTCGACGGTACGTCTTGACAACCCATCGTCTATATCTGACATTGGTACCATCGCCAACGGCGACAGGTTCTTGATTTATGACGTATCTACTACTACTTGGAAAAGAATAGACTACTCTAACCTTAAGTCTCTGATAAACCCCGGTGGATATCAGTCGGCACCTGAGCTTGTTGCTCGCACAACAGCAGCATTAGCTCTTACAGCATCACCTCAGTATTTGGAGTTTCAGCCTATAGGCTCCCTTGCTACAGAATCCAACAAAGTAGGGGATGCCGCCTCTTACGTAAATCTACTTAGCGTATACGGTGGAACCAATGACGCGGTAGAGTTTCTTCAGGATGGAGGGATATATCAAATCACAATCTGTATGGCTATCACAACGAGCGGCGGCGCTGGTGTTGTGGTAAAATTTAACTTTGAGCTTAATGGAGTTATTATAAACGCCAACGAAACGACATTAGGCACTGGAACCGAGCATTTTGTAACTCAGTCTACATTTGCCAACTTAAACGCAGGGGACCTTATAGCGGTCACAGCGCTAGAGACGGGCAGCGGAACCGCAAGCATAGACCAATACTCTATCCTACACATCCGCAAGCTTTAATGGACAAGGCTGCAGCTAGGATTGAGCTGTTTATGTTTGCAAAGAACAGCTTCGATGACATATTAAACAAGGCCGAAGAACTTGGCCTTATCGATGAGTTTATGATGATTGCATCAGCAGGACTTGTGGTTGACCAGGTAGACGGAAACAGCATAGTGGAGTCCGTGTCCAACATCAACGTAGACACCAAGGAGGAGATGATTTCCTTAGTCACATACCTTATGGGATCCTACAGAGAGGACGACGAAGCCGACGATACAACCAATATAGATTATTGGCTAAATTTGAACTAAATTAAAATGAAATGGAACTTATCAGAAAAATCATTGCGGGAACCGACCCACTGAAAGCCTTAGCCTACTATGTAGGCCAGAAGGCTGGGGACGGAGAGATCGACTCAATCGTTCTCGACGGTTCTCACCTGCACTACCACGGAGAGCGCAAGTACCTCATATACCTAAAGAAGGAAGACACGCTTATGCTGTGGAAGACCATCGAGGGTATGCCAGTTATAGTAGAGTACGACTGTAACTTCTAGTTGTAACCGACTTACAACTTTTATTTATTTTAATTAAACATATGATACCATTGTACCACATCCTCGTGCACATACCTAGCGCTGTAAACGACACCATCAAGGTGGGAGAGTCAGAGCTTTACCTCGACACTAAGTTCAACGAGTTCCAACACCGCACTATGAAGGCTAAGGTTGTAGGCATTCCTGCCAAGTTCAAGTCTGAGCTAGAGATAGGCGACTACGTGTTCCACCATCACCACGTTGCGCTCAACGACACCCAAGTCGTTGACCCTAAAGAGAAGATATACCGAGTCAACTATGACCCCTTTGGCGGTCAGGGTAACCAAGCATACCTCATCGAGAAGCCCGACGGCAGCCTTATAGCTGTTGCGGACTGGGTATTCCTAGAGCCCTTTGACATCGATGCCGACAAGGAGAAGAGCTTCATAGAAATCATCACCCTCAAGGAACCCGAGAAGCGCTGGGGCCGTATCGTTTACGGCAGCAGGTGGCTAGAGGAAGAAGGTCTTGCTGTGGGCGACGTGGTATACTTTGCCAAGGACGCAGACTACGAGATGGACATCAATGGCCGCAAGCTGTGGCGTATGCAAATCCACCATTTGATATGTCAAAAGCTGTAAAGTTCACAACAGTTACTGCTGCGCGTAACCTCATCTCTGCGATGGAGGCTGCAATCGGTAATATGACCGAAGAGATCCGCAAGCCGGTAGACCCCGATTTAACGGGGTCCGCTCGCAAGGCAGAGCTGCAGGCCATCAAGGACACAGCCCTCGCCTGCAAGGAGCTTATCGTAGAGAGGCAGAAGCTAGAGCAGCTTGTTGGCGACATCGAGGAGTCCGGATCCTTTGAAAAGGAGAAGGACTTCAAGGGAGGCTTCGCTGAGAGGATGGCAAGATAATGGCTGGGCTTAAGGTAATAGACAAGCAGGAGGTGATAAACATCTGTCCGAACAATTCGGACGGACCCATCATTGAGATAGAGTCCCTCAGCATCCAGTTACCAAAGCCGGAGGTTTTCCTCTTTAGCGACTTGCCTAAAGAGCAGCAGATGTGGAAGCGTCAGGACATCCCTAGGGAGCTTGCGCAGATAAACTCTATGGACGACTGGTATGAGTCCCCCAGAGAGTTCCAGCAGAAGTGGAGCCCCTACATCGAGCAGGAGTTCAAGAGGCGTAAGGAGGGGCTGTGGTTTATGAACAACGGTGAGGAGACCTACATCACAGGTCATCACTATATGTTCCTCCAGTGGAGCTCCATAGACATCGGATACCCTACGTACCTAGACTTTCAGCGTAAGCTGTTTGTCCACCTCTCGGCCTGCGAATCAGACCCTCGGTGTTTAGGGCAGATATACACCAAGTGCAGACGTTCTGGATATACGAATATGAGTGCAGCGGTTCTTGTTGACGAGGGCAGTCAGGTGAAGGAGAAGCTGTTGGGCATTATGAGCAAGACAGGAACAGACGCCCAGGAGGCGGTGTTCGGCTCTAAGATTATCCCTATATTCAAGGGCTACCCGTTCTTCTTTTCTCCTATCATTGACGGAACGACTAACCCGCGTATGGAGCTCGCATTCCGTGAGCCATCAAAGAGGATCACCAAGAAGAACAAGACGACCTCACGAGGTGAGGCATTGGACACTATAATCAACTGGAAGAACACTACCAATAACGCGTATGACGGAAGCAAGACCCATATGCTATTTCTTGATGAGGCTGGTAAGTGGCTGAATCCTAATGACATAAGAGAGGTGTGGAGAATCCATAGGACCTGTCTGCTCGTTGGTCGTAGGGTGATTGGCAAGGCAATGGTGGGCTCCACAGTAAACCCTCTGGACAAGGGCGGCAGGGAGTTTAGGAATCTGTACTACGACTCCGACCCCAACGACCGCAACGAGAACGGAAGGACCAAGAGCGGGCTTTATAAGATATTCATCCCAGCATATGATGCGATGGAGGGATTCTTCAGCCAGTACGGCCTGCCTATTGTTGAAGACCCAGAGGCTCCAACGCTTACCGAAGACGGAACCCTTACCGATATAGGTGCTAGGACGTTCTTAAAGAACGAGAGAAAAGGCCAGCAGAACAACAGCTACGAGCTCAACGAAATCATCCGTCAGTTCCCCTTCACCGAGGACGAGGCGTTCCGCGACTCGACCAAGAGTTCTCTGTTTAACATCCAGAAGATATACGAGCAGATACAACACAACGAGGAACTTTACCCAAACCCTGTGGTAATCGGCAACTTCCAATGGAAAGACGGAAAGATGGACAGTGAGGTAATCTTCGCCCCCGACCCTAATGGGCGGTGGCGTGTGGCTTGGCTAGCACCTGTTGATATTCGAAATAAACGGAAGATTGAGAACAATAAAGCTGTTGCCCCCAACGGAGCATTCGGGGTTATGGGTGTTGACTCCTACGACCTTGACACCACCCTTGACTACAGGTCCTCAAAGGGTGCCTGCCACGTGTATAATAAGTTCTCGATGGAGCACCCCTCCAATATGTTTGTCGCGGAGTACGCCTCACGGCCTCCGCTTGCCAAGATATTCTACGAGGACATCCTTATGGCTGCGGTATTCTACGGATACCCTGTGCTGATAGAGAACAACAAGTACGGTATCGCTAGGTATTTTGAGTCAAGGGGATACGACGAGTACCTTATGAACCGCCCTGCGCATCTAGCGTCTACCTCTTCAAAGATGAACGTAAAGACAAAGGGGATACCGTCCAACAGCCAAGATGTGATACAAGCTCACGCTCAGGCTATTGAGTCGTACATCCACGACCACGTAGGTCTCCACAACGAGACCGGTAAGTTCGGACGTATGTACCTAAACAGGACACTTGAGGACTGGATTAATTTTAAGATAGACGACAGGACAAAGTTTGACTTAACAATTAGCTCAGGGCTGGCGCTGCTCGCTGCCCAGAAGCAGGTCAAAGAAGTCAAAAAAACAAACTTCAACGAGAGGGTATTCTTCCGCAAGGGTAAGGAAATTAGGCGATAAGTTAAGTTCGTACCTTTGTCCATAAACTCCGATAAATGGATCAATACTCTGTAAAAAGTAACTCATACGACTCTACGTTCCCAGACCCTTTTGCCTCACACGATGTAAAGGTGGGAAAGAGGTACGGTCTTCAGTACGCAAAGGCTATATACGGCCAGTGGGGAAGCGCCCAGTACGAGGGGTCTCTGTACAGCAAAAGATTCCGTGAGTTTGAAGTCTCTAGGGACTACGCCAACGGAACCCAAGATACATCCATCTACAAGCAGATACTTACCTCTCTTGACCCGAACAACGGTGATGGGTCCTTGGTAAACCTAGACTGGACACCAGTTCCTATCGTTCCCAAGTTCGTAAAGATTGTAGTCAACAAGATTCTGTCTTCCAAGTTCTACCCCAACATTGAAGCTGTTGATCCTTTGTCGCGCAGTGAGAAGGACTACGAGAAGAATAAGATGAAGATATTCATCGAGAACAAGGACATCCTAAAGGAGGCGAAGGACTCAGGACTTCGCACCGAGGTAGACCCAGACTCTCTTCCCGATACTGCTGAGGAGACCGAAATTTTCCTTGAGACTAACATCAAGACCGCTGCGGAGATTGCTGCCCAGATTGGCATCAATTTAACACTCAGCTGGAATGACTTCGACGAGCGCATTTTTAGGCGCAATGTCGAAGACCTCGTCACCTGCGGTATTGCCGTCACCAAGCGTAGCAATGACCCCAACTACGGAATCGTTGAGGACTATGTAGACCCAGCATTCTTTATCCACAGCTTTACCTCTGACCCAAACTTTACGGATATAACCTACGCAGGCCACGTAAAGCGTATGAGCATCTCAGAGCTTAAGCGCACAGCGGGAGACCAGTTCACCGAGGACGAGTACGAGAAGATGGCAAGGACGGTTATGAACCGCTTTGGCAATGACTCTAGCAGGTTGATGGGATCTGGGTACGACCCAGGTATGGAGCGCTACTACTACGGATACGACGAGTACACCATTGAAGTACTTGACTTTGAGTTCGTTAGCGTTGATAACATCATCTTTGAGAAGAAGGAGTCTCGTTTTGGAAACGTTGGATTCTACTACAAGGGCCACAAGTACACTGCCCCACAGCAGAGTGTGTACGATAGGGAGGCTGTCTATATGCAGAACCAGACGCTGTACGGAGGTAAGTACATCTTAGGAACGGACTACATCTTCGACTACGGGCTGAAGAAGAACATTCCTAAAAATGTTCACGACATCACCCGCACCCGGATGAGTTACAGCATTGTGGCCACCAACATCCGTAAGTCTATCCCTAAGTCAATGGTAAGCGGAATCATCGGCTTTGCCGACCAGCTGCAGATCACCCACCTAAAGCTCCAGCAGTCTATCGCTAAGGCTAAGCCTGATGGATTGATCATCGACATCGAGGGACTTGAGAACGTGCAGCTAGGACGTGGCGGAGAGCTACAGCCTCTGGACCTTCAAGACATCTACGAGCAGACGGGTATCTTCTACTACCGCAGTAAGAACCCCGACGGTAGCTTCCAGAACCCACCGATCCGTCCTCTTGAGAACGGTATCAGAAACATCAACGAGCTTATCACCATCTACAACCACGCTCTGCGTATGATTCGTGATGCTACGGGCATCAACGAGGTTATGGACGGCTCAAGCCCTAAGGGAGACCAGCTTGTTGGCGTACGCCAGCAGCAACTGGCGGCAGGCAACAATGCTCTTGGAGATATTAGCAATGCAGCGATTGTTCTGTACCGCAGGATCTGTGAGGACGTTGTGAAGTGTCTTCAGATACTTCCTCCTAAGTCTATCCTGTACAAGGCCTATGAGACGGCTATTGGCAGGGAGAATATGGCGGTGCTTTCTAGCTTCTCTAATTTGCCTATGTACAACTTCGGCGTTAGGGTTGTGGCGGATATGAACGAGATTGACCGTATGTATTTAGAGCAAAACATCCAGGCTTCTATTGCCCAGGGCGAGCTTGACATCGAGGATGCTATTGCTATCCGTCAGTTGAGGGATATCGACCAAGCCGAGAGGCTGCTTATCGTACGCCGCAAGAAGCGTATGAAGGTCCGTCAAGAGATGGCCCAGCAGAACTCTCAGTTCCAAGCGCAGGCCAATGCACAGGTCGCTCAGGTGACAAGCCAAGCCAAGATGCAGGAGGATCAGATGAAGGCTCAGTTGGACGCTCAGAAGATTCAGCTAGAGGCTGAGGCTAAGGCTCAGCTGCTGCAGGTGGAGTACGGACTTAAGATGCAGTTGGCTCAACTGCAAGGAGACTACGGAATCAAAGAACAGCAGATTGAATCTGGTGTACGACAGAGTGCCGATCAGGAGGCTGAGGACCGCAAGGACAACCGCATTAAGGAGCAAGCAGTTGCACAAAGCAAACTGATTGCCCAGCGTAAGGGGGACCGCTCTGAACTGCAGAAGCAGGACCTCGAAGGTCAGGACGATATCGTGGATGTCATACTAGGAGAGCGTTAATTAAAGAAGTAAATTTGCACTATGTCTTCATCCTGCTCTACCACCAACACTGTAAACCTCGACAACGCTCAGAGGGTTGACATCATCTGTAGAAAGGGTGATACCTTTTCTATTGAAGTAGACTTCTATGATGCCAACAACCAGCCTATCAACCTCACGTCCTACACGTGGAAGATGGAGGTATCCGAGAGCGACACCTCGGCAACGCCTGTTCTTGACTCAACGGACTTTAGTTATAGCGGCAACAGCACAGGAACTCTTTTCGTTACCGCTACCGCCAACACAATGCTAACGATTTCTGCTGGTATGTACATATACGGGCTCCAAAGCAATGATGCCGGAACCGTCAAGACGTGGCTTTATGGATTATTTACCGTTAACGAAGACGTAGTCGATTAAGATGGGAGCTATCGTTGTAAAAGAAACAGGTAACACGATTACGGTAACGGAAGTTGCCGGAAGCTCTACTGTTGTCACCGAGAAGGGCAATAGCGTAACGGTCACTGGTGTCATCGGCGGCGTAAGCCTTGACGCAAACTACGTATATGTGCAGACCTCCCCTTCTGCTACGTGGGTCATAAACCACAACCTTAACAAATACTGCTCCGTAACGGTGGTAGACTCTGCCGACAATATTGTCTTTGGGGAGGTTTTATATAATTCACTAAATCAAGTAACCCTAACATTTTCCGGAGCCTTCAGTGGTGAGGCATTTTTCAACTAAGCTATGGCTATTACATATCTATCACAAATAAAAGCGACAGCAGGTCTTGACTTAACCAAGACACAGCTACTGAACGCCGTCATTCAAAATCTGGCCACCGCCCCGGAATCCCCTAATGAGGGTCAGGTGTACTACGACTCCTCTGCAGGAGACAAGTCAATCTACTTCTGGGACGGAACCAACTGGGTTGACGTAGGTGGTGATGTGCGTAGCGTAATCGCTGGCGCCGGTCTTACCTCTAGCGGAACCCGCGATGTTACCCTTAACGTAGGACAGGGCGTAGGTCTTCAGGTGAACGTCGATGACGTACAGCTCAAGCACCTAGGCCTTGAGGACCTTACAGATCCCAACGCCGACCGTATCTTCTTCTGGGACGACAGCGCAGGAGCGTCTAAGTTCTTGGAGGTCTCTACCGCATCGGGTATCAACATCACGGGAACTACTTTGGCTCTTGCCTCCATTCCCAACTCATCGCTTACCAACTCAAGTGTAACCTACACCGCTGGTGCTGGCTTGACTGGAGGAGGTACTGTTGCCCTTGGAGCAAGTGCTACCCTTAACATCGGAGCAGGAACGGGTATCACCGTCAACGCTGACGATGTACAGCTCAAGAACGCAGGAGCCCTTACCAACAATACTGTTTCCAAGTGGGACTCCACCAATGGCCAGTACATCAACTCGTCTATTACCGACGACGGCTCAACGGTAACGATTGGGGGTAACCTAGATGTAAACGGAACTACCACTACCATTGACAGCATCATTGTGTCTATTGGCGACAATATGATGCAGTACGCCAACGCCAACGTGGCGAACAGCGTAGACATCGGCTTTTATGGCAACTACGTCAACAGCGGAACGAAGTACGCTTCGTTCTTCTACGACGCCTCTGCTAGCTCGGTGGGTGAGGCTGTCTTCAGCCTTGGATTCACCGCTACGGAGCCTACCTCTACTGTTTCCAGCCTTACCGTTGGTCGCCTTGTCGCCAACGTAACGGGAGACCTTACTGGTAACGCCTCTACGGCTACGGCCCTTCAGACCGCTCGGACCATCAGCATCACTGGTGACGCCACGTGGACTGTTACGTTTGATGGCACTGCGAACGTCACAGCAGGCCTTACGCTTGCGAACACCGCCGTCACGGCAGGAAGCTACGGCTTAGCCGGTAGCGTGCCTCAGATTACGTTTGACTCTAAGGGTCGTGCTACTGCTGCTGCCAACGTAGCGATTGCCATCACGGCATCGCAGGTGACGGACTTTACTGCTGCTGTTCAGGCTATCATCGACGGAAGTGGAGCGGTTGCTAGCGTAGGAGACGGAAGCAATACTGCTTACACGATTACTCACAGCCTTAACAGCCGAGATGTAATTGTTCAGGTGTACGATAATGCTACCTATGATACGGTATTCACCGACGTAGTTCGAGCCACTGTTAACACTGTTGTGGTGACGTTTGCTACGGCACCTTCGAGCAACGCTTACCGAGTGGTTATTGCCCGTGTTTCGTAAACAACACATCAGTATTATATGATGATTGAGTGGGGGTTGGCTAATAGCCAACCCTTTTTATTGTTGTATTTTTGTGCTATGAAGCGTTGCTACAAGTGTAAGATTGAAAAAACTCAAGATGAGTTTAGCAAAGGCAATAGGGCTAAAGACGGCCTACAGTCAAAATGCAGGTCTTGCTATAGTGCTTACTTTCAGGAAAACAAGATTAAAATGTCTGACAGCAGAAAGGAGTATAGAGAAAAAAATAAAGAGAAAATATCAGAATCAAAAAAGCAATACGCTGAGGCAAACAGAGAAGTCCTAAACAAAAAGAAAAAAGATTATT